CGCAAGAAGTGGCCGCAATGATGATCGGAGTCAAGCTTGCAAGGCTTGCAAACAAAATGGGGCATGAAGATACATGGATGGATATCGCAGGCTACGCCGCACTAGGATGGGAGATGAGTGATGACAAGACCTCTGTACGAAACTCAACGTGACAGGCTCAAGGAGGAAGCTGTAATTCAAGAGATCTGCAACGTCTGGCACTGCGAAGCAAGAACTTTAGAAAAAAATTCTTACATGGATTTTGAAATAGTAACTAAGGACGGCGTGGTTCGAGCTGTTTGTGAAGTCAAGTGTCGCAATAATACTAGCGACAAATATCCGACGTACATGATTTCAAAGATGAAGGTTGAGCGAGGAAGAGCGATGGCAAAAGAGCGTAAAGTTCCAGCCATTCTCTTTGTTAATTTTGAAGATGACATCATGTTTATCGATATGTCTGAAGTCCCAGACCACACAAGCATTGGCGGAAGATCAGACAGGGATGACCCACTAGATACGGAGCTAGTCAATCACTACAGGATTGACCAACTCACAACTATCTATGAATAAGGTGCAATTGAACTTAATCAAAGTACCCCGACTGCTTAGCCGCTTTGACAACCTTTCTGGTTGTCTCTGCTTTAAGTTTCCTCAGACGTAAGAGCTCTTCCTTCTTCTGGGAGGAGCTCATGTTTGGATCTCTTCTGATTGCGTCCATCGCTTTATTGATTGTTGTGAGCTGTCTGGAAATTCCATTGAAGTATGTTCTGAACCCAACGGCTTTACCTTTCTCTCCAAGCAACGCATCAATCTCTGCTCGGTTACCTGCTGTCGCGGCGTCTCTGATTGCAGTGTACGTCTGGTCTACGTCACGCTTCAGCGCATAGAAATCTGACACAAAGCGAGAGGCTCCAGTGCCGTCTTCACGAATGAATCTATTGAGGCCAGCGATGCTAGTCAACGAATCAACAAACGGGTTGCCAAACACTCCATCAGGTTTCTCAGGGATGGCACCAGTTGCACTGGCGATCACATCAGTCGTTGCAATTAAGCTACTACCAATTGTCCCTGTGTAACCTTCGAATATCTGCTGTATCTCAACAGGAGACAAGCCGATCATTGCACCGCCATTGCGCGACAGCCATTTATATAACTCAGGAGTTGAGCTGTAGGCACGCATCTCTTCAGGTAATCTTTGCAAAGAGATGCCTTCAATAGGCGCTCCTCTGAATGTGTCGTAGTTTCCTATCACCTCAAATATTGGCAGGACACCTTGTGGGACAGGATTAAAAGCAAATGTACTTAACACAATATGACCTGCCGCAGTTGCAAAGTCGGCCCCGTCCTGCTGTCTAATCGCATCAACAGCCATGACTGGTATGGTGCCAAAGATTGCACCTATCTCAAACGCCTTTGGAATGCGGAGCTTATAGTCGCCAATGTAAATGATATCGTTAGTCACCTTCTCAACGACTGTCTCGTTATCCCAACGGTCCTCGTCTTGCATTGCAAGGAGAGCCATCGCCATCGATCCTGCTGTGACTAACAGCCCTCGGCCTGCCATCTCCATGAGTGCTTGTTGTCTTACAGACCCCGGCATGTTGGGGTCTTCTGCCATCTTGTACAGACCTTGGATTCGAGCGTTCAAGAACGGCACTGTCGGGATCAAGAAGTTAACAAGCAAAGACATTACGTTGCCACCGCCTGCACCACGGCGCCCAAAGTTAATTAGGTTGAGCCCTTGGAAGATCGCCTCCTTTTCGCTCATCCCGTTTTCCATCATCTTCCGCATGATGACAATACGTTCCGCCATCTCAGATGCTTCACCTGTTTTCTCAAGAGCCTGCACGCCTTGCATGAATCGGTCACCAATCTGTTGCATGACAGGTCCGCCGCCATCATTGATGCGGTATCCGCGCTTGATGTTCTTCGCCATTGATTCGGAGTCAGCGCCGTAGAGGAACCCACCCATGCCTGACACAAGCTTGAATCGCTCTACATCCTTGTCACCTGTGTACACATCACGGATTGCTTGAATCGTTCTGTCGAAACGATGTGGCTCGATACCTGTCTTGACGTAGGCGTCGATCTTGCCTCGCCATAAGTTGGCTAGCTGGAATCCGGGACTCAGCGTAACACCTGAGCGCAAGAATCCTGCAACTATCTCCAATCCTTTTATCCAACCTTCTTTCTGCTTCTGTGTTAGTCCGGAAACAGCAGACCACAGCGCAGGATCATCGATCTTATACCTAACCTTCTCACCGTTCTTATAGAACGTGATCATTTGTCCAGTCTCACCTTCGACAGCCTTGCGTCCCCAAGTCTTTGGACCACCCATTCTCTGAGCTTCGTCTAACGCATCGGCAGTTTTCTGCATTGCATAGTTCTTCAGTGAGGCAGAGACAATCATTGATGCGTTGCGAGTGATGTTCTCGTACATGTCCCCAAGTTTAAGAGTCCCGCCTTCGAGCTCTCTTTCAAACACGTTAGGGTCAGTCAATGACGCATGTGCCTTTGCCGCCATCGACTTAGAGAACTCAGAGACTCCTTCCTTTGGTTCTGCATACCGGTAATACGGGACGTAGTCCATATCCATGAATACGTCACCCTGTTCTTTGGTGATAAGCCCTGAGTCAATAGCCATCTGCACCATGCGCTGATTGAAGAGCTTGTAATTGTCGTGAACATTCTTGAAGAACGGGTACTTGCGTTCAAATTCTGCAACGATTCGGGCCGGATCTTGCATCGATAAGTTATAAAAACCTCTACGTCCTTGCTGGGCTAACTTGATTTCACGCTTGCCAATTGCGTAAGTGTAGTAATCTTTCATGTAACGCTCGCCAATCGGCTCAAAGATTTGACGTAGTCCCATGTTGTCTGGAGCGTTAATGACAGAGATCGTACCAGTGTCCTTGTCGAACTGCATGGCACCCAACTCTGAAAGACCCCAGATGCGGCCAGTCATGTTCTGAGAGAGTTCCATGGCACGACCGACACTGTTCGCAGGATCAGAGATCTCCCCGTTGACATAGTTGTCGAGCATATATCCGGGGATGAATCTATTGATTGCGTTTCTTGTGAACGCTTCCCAGCGTGTCTCACCTTCTACTCGACCCAAGACGTACCTATCCCACATCTTACCGATCGGATTTGTTTCGGGCTCGGTCTGGATTAATCGTTCGACAATAGAATCTAAATCAAAACCAGAAGGTGCAGTTGCACTAAATCTCTTGGAGTACTTACTTGCCGCTTCGTCCTGCTTGGCTACAGCTTCTTCGTAGTTCAGCGCATACTCACCTTGATCAGGCTTGTATTCTGTGGCGATTGGATTGTAGGCCATGAACACAACGTCGGGCTCACCCATGTTGTACTTGCTAAACAGCTCTTTGTCCCAGTTGTCTGGCGCCCGCTTCTCGTCCCAGATCAACCTAGTGATTGGTTTGAATCCATTGTTGGCATAGAAGTATGGGAGGACAGTATCAAATGCATCAAGCTTTCGCCCGCCTTGCTCGATTGCCAATCGCAAAAATCCATTAGAGACGTTCTTTAACCCATTGCCCGGAGTGTTGAACACACTGACAATGTCGTTACCTTTTAACGCAAACCCAGCAGTGCCGTCAGCGACAGTGAATAAACGCATGTCGTTGTAGCCTGTTTCTTTTTCTGTTGTCTGTACTGGGTAAACGTAGACAGCGGCGCCGAACGGGTTAGCTTCGCTTGCCGCTCGGATTGCTGTTTCAAATTCTTGAGCCGCCTGAGGAGACTGGGCTAGCTCATATACTGTGGGAGTGGAGATGTTACCTTCTGTATAAGTGGGGATGTATTGGTTACTAGCATCAAATGAACGGACTACATCGAGTCCTCGTACAGTAGTGCCTCCTCCTGTGACATTCCAAACTTGTCCATTAACTCCTGCACGGTTGGCGACAAGCCTTGCTGACTGTCCTGCTGTGTATCTCTTGGAGTAGCGAGTGGCTCCAGTGATAGGATCAACGCTTCCAACTTGTCCTTCGGCACCTGATCTATCATACCCTCGTCTGACTGTTGTATCGGCGCGTGCTTCTTCGACCTTTGCATCTGGTATTCCTCTTTGCTTTGCGGCATAGATTGCCGCATCAACGTAATCATTATCTTCCCCGCGACCCGGCTTTACACCAAGGGCACGGAACAAACGCTTCTCAGGGTACCACAGCAGGGCTTGGAAGTCTGCTGTATTTATATCCAGTCCTAGCTCTGACAGTAACTGCTTGGCACGGTCCACAGTTTCAATCATGAACTGCTTCTCTGTGCCGGTCCTTGGAGTCGCTACTGGTACATCACCAAGTGATTCGTCGTGAAGCTTGATGAGTTTAAAGAAGCTTGGCTTTTCTGGGTTGACCCCATTCTGCTTTTTATAATTTGCAAAGTACCTCTGCCACCGTTTGTTGATTGCTGTTGCCAGCTCGTCAACTTTAGCGTTCGATTTGACTTGGCTCGGCGTGGCACCAATCAAAGACAGCGCTTCTTTAATAACCTGACGCTCAACTTCGGACGTTGGATCCTTCAGCTCCTGACGGATTGCATTCCTGCGCTCAGCCATCGTTGCCTTCGTTGGCTTTGACTTGAATGGATCGTTGACCATGCGGTTCCACATCCGCATCCACCATAGGTCTGCTGTCAGTGGTTCAAAGTTACCGCGAATGTTCTGATAGAATCCTTGCCCGATCTTCGGGCCAAGCAAGCGACTGCCGTACACCTTGGCGCCAACAAGATCACCTTTTGGAATCTTGATCTTTGTGCCGAATGTTTTATTGAACTCTTCAACTGTGTCTTGTAGCTTGCTGAAATCAAATTCTGAATCCAAGAACTGCGGTAAAGAAAGTGCAACCGCACCTTTTTCGTACAGCTTGTTGTATGTGTTAAAGAATGACCATGCGGCACGCATTGCCCCTGAGCGCTCACCGCCTGACTTCCATTCTTTTTCTGGGAAGCGACCCGTGCGTAGGTAGTAATCAAATGCGTCAAGTGCCAGAGGGAAGTTATCAATGACTGCCTGCCCGTTCGATGTCACTGCCAGCGCGAAATCAAATGCGGCCTCGTGCTCTGCTGTATCAAATGCCCGTGGCTCAATGACTGACAGGATGCGCTTTGCTTCACTGATCTTATCGTCATACCACCCGATAGCATTGTTGTCGAACTCCAATGCTTTAAGTGCCTCGGTCGCCATCTTGCGGGCGATGATCTCTTTGTTCTCTTCGTTGTACTCAAGCGGCTCAGTATTGCCAGTGACAGATACATAGCGGTCATACATCTCTTTGACTGCTTGAGCAACTGTCCTTGACCCCGGCTTTCTTTCGCTGACATTACTTGTAGATGGGTAGATCGGTACGATTGTTTCGCCAAGATTAATGCCGAACGGATTTGACTCTGCCCTAGGCGCACTAATCCTGCGAGAGAACATCCTTACAGGGTCTTCGATTGGAGCAGTTCCTGCTTCGCCTCTGAACTGTCGCTCTCTTTCAGCAAACGCTTGGTCATCGCTAATCATTCGCTGAACATCTTCAAGCCCAATATACTTCGACTGAATACCTAGGACGGGGCGGGTAGCCATCGCCTCGATATCTTGCTGAGACATTCCTTCTCGTGGGTCGCCGTAGTAATCAGCGTAGTAGATATCGCTGTACGGGATATCATCAACCTGCTTGACGTAGATGTTTTGCGAACTCCAGACAAGATAAGAATCTTCCCCTATCGATGTCTCGCCAAAGTTCTTATAGATGATGCCGTCATACCCAAGTAGGTCTAACGCAAGCCAGATATCTGTAGGATCAACGATGTCAAACAGCATCATGCTGTCAGTATCTTTACCTTCCCTTTCGAGTGCCTTCCTGTTTCCGGCTTCCATCTCGTTAAGCTTAGCAAGAATCTTCTGGTATTCAGGGTCTTCAGTGACCAATTTGCGCAGTGTCGCTGGGTCGGCGCCGTACTGGGTGAACGCAAATGATCCGCGCTCGAGTGCGCTCTTCCAAAGATTGATGTCGCCCCAGTTACCTAGATCAAACGGGACAACAAGTGGGCTCTCCATGTTGATCTTAGCTGTGATCACCCGTGGGAACATTGGCTTGCCATCTTCAAGCTCTTGCACGATCTGGAATCGAGCGATCTCTTCAAGGCGCTCTACGCCCTGAGCTCTGTTCGGGCCAAAGTGGACTGCGCCATCGTCTGTCTTGTCTGGGTCTAATGCAGGGAAGCTTGTGAATGTTGCGTGGTACACATCATTCTGGACTGCAGAGTTCTGCATCCACTCGTTAAGACTCAGCTTTTTAGACAGGCGTTTGGTGCCTTGTGTGTCATCTGGGAACAGTGGGTCGGACTTTGGACCAATCAGTTCACTGAGTTGATCTTTGAATTGGTAGTCAAACGGCACACCCTTAGGAAGGGTTCTCTCAAACATTGCCTCTTGCTCGGCATTGAGGCCCATTCTTTTGCCGAAGTATTGCTGTGTAACAGGTCTTGACTTAACAAAGTTTTCATAGTCAAACGGCTGATCTGGGGGGATATCGCCAAATAGGCGGGCTGTGTCCCAGCTCTTGTAAGGTTCCCTAAACTCAACCTG